CTCGACCTGACCCTTGACGACTCCGACTCGTTCCTGTTCAACGAGTGGAACGTGACTCGTGAGCAGGGCGTGAAGTTCACGGGTGACCTGGGCGAAACGAAAACCGCTACGGACGCAACCTCGGTCTCGCGTTACTTCAGCCGGCCTGCGACGCTTTCGGATGTGCCGGTCACTACCGACACGGACTCCACGGCGATCGCGACGGCGATGCTCGCCAAATACAAGGATCCGATGACGCGGATCACAAGCATCACCCTCAACACTCTTGACGCGAACACGGCGCAGGAGGTGTTCAGGCGCGAGCTCGGCGACAAGATTCGTGTCCTGCGCACCCCGCCGGGGGGTGGTGCACGGATTCAGGAAGACCTCTGGATTCAGAAGATCGAGATCACGGGTGCGAATGATGGGGGATCCTGGTCTGTTCGGTTCGGCGTCTCGCCGGTCTAGCCGAAGAACAAGAGGCAATGCTTCGGACTGAAGGGCGATGGTGCCAGATGAGCACCGTGACGGACAGGGTGTTGGCGGCGTGTGGCGAGATTGAAGCGATCGCCTGGGCTGACTATCTCGAGGCGTGCCGGTCGGTGCATCCGTTGCGGTACGAAGAGGCCGAGACGTGGGCATGGGCTCGGTTACAGCGCGAGTTGAAGGTACTGAAAAAGGAGGCACGATGATCTCTCTGTTGCTGCGCGTTCTCGCGCTGATTCTCTTCCTGATCGGCGGCTTCAACGGCACCCTGTTCAGCCAGGGCGAGCTTGACCTGGTCTGTTTCGGTCTCGCCGCATGGGTGCTCGCAGGCCTGGTTGAGGGATATGGGCCTGCCGTGCCTGGAGCGCGCCGTGAGTGAAGTTCTGCCGCACCAGCTCCCGCAGTTGAAGTGGGAGCCAACCCATAACTGCGGTAGCCGCGGTGGCACCCCGATCCGGTTGGTTGTCGTCCACCGTTGGGGTGTCCGGTTCACCGATGAGCACGCCGAAGCCCGGTCCTACAAGGGCGTGATTGACTACTTCAAGAAGCCCGCGTCGCAGGTGTCGGCGCACATCGTTTATCCCGGTTCTGCGGTGCCGGGAGAGGCGACCCAGATGGTGCCGTGGCATCAGAAAGCATGGGCGGAGGCGTACTACAACCCCGACTCTGTAGAGGTGGAGTCGGCGGACGCGATCTGGTTGGGCCATGACCCGGCCGGGTTCCACCAGCTCGCCCACCTCGTCGCCTACCTGTTGCACCACTATCACCTGCCGGCGCATGCGCTCACCTCGAGCGGTATCGTCCACGGCTCCGGGTTCTGCCGTCACGGCGACCTAGGTTCCCTCGGCGGCGGGCATACGTCCTGCCCGACCACGGACCTGCATCTGTGGGCTGCGTTCGGCCAGTTGGTGAAGAGCGAGTTCCACCGTGGTGGCTTCAGGCACATGTGGGGTCGGGCGTGAGAGAACCAGATGATCGGAACCCTTTTCGGGTAGGCGGCGGTCATGCCAGTTGAAGACGAAGCACGTCCCTTCCAAGGCATGGTTGGAGATGACCGCCGACCTGTTCCAGATCCCACGGTCCTCACGACTCAAGCGCTCTACCGAGAGGTTTCGGCGCTTCAAGAGCTGATTGAACAGTCGATCAGAGGCACCCGTGAAGTGATCGACCAGCAGTTCTACAAGGTGGAGCAGCAGTTCGAGTTGGTCGAGCGGCAACGGGTCGAGCAGAAGAAAGACACGAAGGACGCAGTCGACGCAGCCCTGACCGCGCAGAAGGAGGCGGTGCGGGAGCAGACGTCGGCGTCGGAGCGGTCGATTGCGAAGTCGGAGGCGGCGACGAACAAACAGTTGGAGCAGTTGGCGACGACGTTCTCGAACACGCAGGCGTCACTGCTTGCGCGCATCGATGAGCTGAAGGAACGGATCGTCGACGTCGACCGCAAGGCGGAGAGTGTCGCCCAGCAGAAGGTCGGTGCGAAAGAAGAGCGCATCGTCGTTCGTGAGGATCGAACTGGTTCTCTCGGACTCGTGAGCATCGGCATCTCCGTGCTGTTCCTGATGATCGGATTCGTCAGCCTCGCCGTCACATTGACTCGCTAGGAGACGCGATGAACAAGCACAAGCTGATCGATTTCACGGAGCGGGTAGGCGCGACATTCGCCTTCACATTCCTGGCGCTAGCCACGACGACGAACCTGTCAGATCCCACGCAGCTGAAGGCTGCCGCGATCGCGGGCGCACTCTCGGCCGGCAAGTACGTCGCTGTCGCTGCGAACAAGTTCCTGGCGTCGGAGCCGTCCGAATGAGAGGAGGACACTGATGAGCCACGAGACGCACACCAAGATCCGCGAAGCTCTGAACGAGCTGCTCTTGCAGAACTACGGCAGGGTCTACACCATCCTCAACGAACTCAACGAACGCGACGGCGCCAAGAAGTAGCACCGTGAGAAAGGCTCTCGCGATCGCAGCCGGTTTGCTCGCCGTACTCGGTTTCGGCGGTGGCGGCTATGCAGCCTCGTCGCTCACAGCGTCCGCGTCCGATCCTCCGAGCGTGTGCGACACGTCGCCCGCTCAGACGCTCACTAACGGAGTGGTGGTGTCAGTTGTCGCGTGCGTGCCGGGTGCCACTACGGGCACCACCTCTACGACGGCGCCAACAACGACTACCGCACCAACAACGACGGCCACCCCGCCTCCGAGCTCCTACGACCAGGCGATCGCCTACTCACAGACGCGGCCGGCGTTCACCCCGACCCGGACCATCAACGTCACAACCGCCGCCGCGTTGAAGACAGCCCTGGCGAACCTCCAGGCTGGCGATCTCGTCCAGGCGACCTCACCGTTCACCGTCTCGTCAGCCTCGAGCACGCCGCTTGTGATCACGAACCGCCCGTCGGCTACGGCTGAGATCGACCTGACCGGCGTCACGATCGCCTACACGGGCTCGAGCGACACCGAAGCCGTCGAGCTGAACAACGCCGCCAACCTGAACATCTTCGGCGGCTCGATCACGACAGGAGCATCCGGTGGCATGTGCCTGCGGATCTTCGGGACGCAGCACGTCCTCTGGTACAGCTTCAAGCTCGACACGTGCGGCGACACCGGCCTCCAGGTGATCGCGTCGGGGACGAACCCGACCGGCCACGACGACCTCCAGGGAGAGATCAGCAATGTCGGACTCCACACCGCCTACGACCCACACTCTGAGAAGGGGACGGGCCTGCACGCTGCGAACCTGTGGGACGGGCCGTCCTCTGCCGCCTTCACGAACAACCGATTCGCCTTCTACGCGCACGACATTCCTGTGGGGGCCTGCGTCGAGTACGGCAACGACAGTGGCTCTGCAACGAGCGACACGATCTACCTGAAGTGCGTCAACGAGACGATGGTCTCGCATGTGATGACGGGCGGCAACGGAATCCAGTTCTGGGGCAGCAAAACACCCACCGCGACCCTCGACATCAAATACATCGAATGTCAGAACCTCCAGGGTGCGTGCGTCTACTCGATCGTCAACGCCTCCGGTGTCACCGTCGAGTTCGGGCGCGCGTCGAACACGAACCAGAACCCGCAGGTGACGGGTGGCGTCTGGAACAAGACGCGCGGCATCGTCTACCAAGACGTCCAGCCGGCACCTTGATAGCCCGTTCGGATGATGGACGAGTCACCCATCCTGGGTTAGCCTCCGTTGGGGTGCTGCTCAACGGCTCACAGCCTTGTCTTTCGCTGCGGGACGAGCTCGACGTTCTAGCACGCCTACTTGACGAACTAGACGCTCAACTTGCCGCGTCAACTCCCGCACGTTTTCTTCGAGCTCTTCCTGGCGGTCTAGAAGCGTCAGACCCGGCGCGTCCGGCTCAGTGTCCGGTTGTAGCTCAAGAACGCTGACCTCGAGCGCGCCGGCGAGGCGGCCGAGCCGCTCAGCGCCTACCGAGATTCTGTTGTTCTCGATGCCGCTGATGTCGGTGCGCGCAATCTCGGTCCTCTCGGCCAACTCAATCTGAGTAAGTTTGCGCGCCCGCCGAGCCGCCTCGAGCCGAGCACCTATGTACGCCATGACTACGTAGCAAAGCCGTAGGCAGGCGTCCGCGTAAGTGGCAAGGGTTGACAACGTAGCAAGCTACGTGGTACAACTCCGCTACCTTGCTCGACGCCACCTACAACGAAGAGCTCGAGCGGCTCCTCCGCGACGCGCCCCTCCCCTTGATCGCCGCCCGCGTCAAGCGGGCGCGGAAGACGCGCGGCTGGTCACACGACAGTCTCGGCGAGGCATGCGGCATGTACCGCGCGAACCTGATCCGGCTCGAGCAGGGGAAGCATCGGCCGCGCCTCGGGACTCTCGAGCGGATCGCCGCCGCGACCGACCGCGATCTCCGCTGGTTCATCGACCCGGAGATTGATCCGTCTCCCTTTCCAGTCGACGAAGAGCAGGCAGCCTGACATGGGTCCGTTGAGCGTGGACGAGTTTCAGATGCTCGGCGATCTCATGGCACGCCTCGGCGCGACGCTCGTCAAGGAGCCAGTCGCGTGATCCTCCACACGATCACCCACCTGCTCCACGTCCTCCAACACCATCACCACCACCGGCACGTCATCACCCTTCACCTGCACAAACGGCCCCTGGTTCACGGGACCCAGTGCGTGAAGCGGTGGCATCACCACCCACCGATCTGTCCTCTCCCGAGTTCCCGGTCGTGAGTCTGGTGGGCTCGTCCTCCTCAATCCCGCGCAAATCCATGACGAAGCCGCAGAGACCCCCAGCGTGGGGCGGGGAGGACGAGCCGACCAGATCGATGTCGCCGGAGTTGGCTGCCGCGTTCGTGAAGGCCTACATCGCGTGGGCTAAGAGGTACGCGTGACCAGCACAGAGATTGTCGTTCGGGATGAGGCGCGCCAACCGGCAGTCCTCACCAACGAACAACTGAAGTTCATCGCCGGCACCGAGTTCGTTCCGCCGGGGTTGCGCGGCAACCTGCCCGCCATCCTCGCCTGTGTCGCGACCGGCCGCGAGCTCGGGATCGGTGACATGGCCGCGTTGAAGGCGATCCACATCATCGACGGAAAGGCGACGTTCTCGGCAGAACTGATGGTTCAGCTCGTCAGGCGTGCCGGCCATTCGATAGTGGGAGAGGTCACCGAGGGCAGCGCGACCGTGACGGGGACGCGCGCCGACAACGGCGACACGATGAAGTCGACGTGGACGCTCGAGATGGCAGCGCGTGCTGGCCTCGTCAAGAAACAGAATTGGGTGAAGTACCCGGAGGCGATGTTGTGGGCGCGCGCCGCGTCGCAGTTGTGCCGCATGTTGTTCGCCGACTGTTTCGCAGGCGCGACGTACACGCCCGAGGAACTCGAAGAAGTCTCGGCGGGGGAACCGAAGGAGTCGACCGAAGGGTCCATGTCCGTCTCTGCTGCGCTCCCCACTGGCGATCAGCAGTCCTCCGCCGAGCCACAGATCAAGCGGTCGAGCCAGAAGACCGACCTGCCTGGCGAGTCGTTCGAGGACTTATTCGAGCCCGAGACGGCCGACATGGCGACTGCTGCCAGCCCAAGCCAGAAGAAGAAGCTCGACGTGGTCGTCTCAAAGCTGCGGGCCGCCGACCGGCTGCACACGGAGCATTTGTACCTCGCTGTGGCCCGGATGCGCGACACCGATCCCGACCTCTGGATCGAAGGCGCGAAGAACACGGCCGATGACGGCGAGCTCCACTGGGGACCGCTCCGCGACAGTCTGTCGAAGGGCGAAGCGTCCGGGCTAATCGATCGGCTGACGAAGCTTGAGGCGGCATGAGCGAAGCCCTAGACAAGCTACGGGCCGCTTCGACGTCAAGGCCGTATGGCGACGGTAAGTGTTCCTGCGGCGAGCAGATTGAGGTCGGCCTTGTTGTGTCGATCCGTGAACGCGGCAGCGGACAAAAGGCGCTTAGGACTAGTTCGCATCGCTTCTGCGCTGCTTGCGCTGTGGAACGTATGGAGAAAGCGCTGAGACCGTGAACGTCTCCTGGTTCCTCATCGGCCTCACCCTGGGCGTAACCGCCGGCCTCCTGTACGGGTGGCTGATCATGCGCCGCCTCGAGCGCCACGTCGCCGACCTCGACTTCACTCCACCGGTCGCGCGGCGTGCCCTCAGGGATGCGAGGAAGCCCTGGTGAGCGCCGCAGTCCTCATCGGATTGGCCCTCTGGCTGCTCGGCGCCGGGTTGTGGTTGCACGATTGGCGGCTGATCCTGGCGGGTGCTGTGACGGCTGTGGTGTGGCCATTGATCGCGCCTGACGTCTCCCGTGAAGCCGAGCTGGACCGCTTGTGGGCTGATGACGACGACCTGTCGGAGTCCGCATGACTGACTATTGGACGTTCACGACTCAACGCGGCTCCGTCGACTGGCATCTCGACCAGGCAGCGATCCACCAAATGTCCGCCGATGTGCGCGAGCGCCGTCGCCACTATTGGAGCGCCGAGACGCATCGCCGGTTGGCGCGGAAGCACCGCGAGAAGGCAGCCGCTCTTGAACTCCGCCATCCCGGCGAGGACGCGCAAGCGAGGGAAGGAAAGGCGAGATCCTGAGGTGGATCACGACGATCGTCATCTGTCTATCGCTCCACGTCGCACCGGCAGCAGCCCACCCGGCGTACTGGCGTTGGCACCACCGGCCGTATCCGCGATGGTGGATCCGAGAGGCGTCCTGCATCCGCCACCACGAAGGCGCATGGACGAGCAATACCGGCAATTCCTATTACGGCGCCTATCAGTTTCTATGGTCGACATGGCGGTCGGTCGGCGGCGTTACCCGGCCGGATCTTGCTTCGCCGGCGGAGCAGACGTACCGGGCGCATCGCGTCTGGACTCGCGACGGCGGCAGTTGGCGCGAGTGGGGCTCGAGCAGCGCGTGTGGCCTCTCGTAGGCCCGTCGAGGGTCTGGTGAGCGAGAAGCGCACCAGCTTCATCGCCGAGATGGCCGTGCGCGTGGCTCGCGCAGAACTCGAGCGCGATCTTGCCATTGAGCGCGCCGTAAAAGCGGAAGAGAGCGCACAGCAGGCTCATCGCGCGGTCGTCGCTGTCATGGGCAAAGACCAAGAGGCCATGCTCGACAACTTGCACATCATGGGGATCCCGGCCCGCGACTTCAAAGAGTTATACGACGTGGAGCACGCATACCGCATGCGCAATCAGGCGGACCCGGTATGACCGATCACAAGTCAGGGTGGCTCGGCAAACCAATGGCAGAACTACGTGCCGAAGCAGAAGCCGACCGGGACGCACAACCCGTAGTCGAATCCTGTCTCTTCTGCCGCTGGACCTATACGGGTCCGGCCGGGGTGGGCCGTGAACGCGCCCGCCGGCATCGGGAGACCCGGCATCCGGAGGCGACCGTCAGGCGGGTCCGGCGGCGGCGTGGTGGCTGGCGGAAAAAGTCGGACATGACACCAGGAGAGGCTGCGCAGGCTTCACTTGACGCGGCCGAAGCTAATCGGGCGCGGGCGGAGCGGGAGGAGGCTGAGCGGTTGGCGACGATTCTGCGTGGCCGACTGCGTCGTGGTGAGGAAGTCGCATGAGCGCGCTTGCCAGCGTAGGCTGCGATCCACTGAAAGACCTACGCCACCGCGAGGCGCGCGCCGCGCGGGAACTGGCCGACTGGCTCGCCTGGCTCGCGCTCGGAAACAAGGCGTCCCGCACACTCGACGCGTACGAAAGGTACGTCGCAGCACTCCTGCGCTCCTTCCCACGCCATGAGTTCAGCGACTTCACCGACGGTGACCTCGCCCACGTCCTCAAGACGTACCCGCCGAAGTCGCGCCACATCGTCAAGGCCGCCTGGAACAACTGGTTCACATGGGGCTACCGCACCCGGCGAATCCCCAACAACCCCGTCGACCTTCTACCAGCGATCGTCTACCGGCCCAAACGCGACTACGACATCTTCACCAAGGCTGAGACGGACGCTCTCTGTGCACTCCCAACGCCGCACGGGGAACTGATGAGCCTCCTCTTCTGGGCCGGCCTACGAAGGACCGAGGCGCGGCTGCTGACGGCCAAGCGGCTTGACCTTCCCAGACGCCAGGTGATCGTCGTCGAAGGCGCCAAGAGCGGCAGAGACCGGCGGGTTCCGATGGTCGACCGGCTCGCCATCGCCTGCACCGACCTCATCACGCTCGAAGGACTCAACCCGACTGATCACATCTGGCCGAAGCGGCCCGGCGGACGCAGCGTTCTGACGCGCGACACACCGATCTCCAACACAACCTTCGAGCGGTGGTGGAAAGAGCAGGTCGAAGCGGCCGACGTGAAATACCGCAACCCGCACATGGCGCGCCATTCATTCGTCGGCAGGATGCGCGAATGCGGCGTCGACCTCGAAGACTTGAAGTGGATGCTCGGCCATGAATCGATTCAAACGACGGCGGATGTCTACTCGCACCCGAATATGGACGAGCTCGGCGAGCGTGTTCGAGGCCTGGTCGGGGATCGCGTCTAGAGCATGTTCAAGCGATCGCAAAAGCCCCACTCTCAACCGCTTAATCAAGCCGTTTCGGCTGGTCTGCGGGCACGAAAGGCGTCAGGGTGCCAGTGTGGCGTAAAACCTGAAAGTCACCGCCCATGAGGCTGGCGTATGCCGACCCGCCGTATCCCGGCCGCGCACACCTCTACGCGGACCATCCCGACTACGCCGGAGAGGTCGACCACTTCGACCTGATCCACAGGCTCAACGGCTACAGCGGCTGGGTGCTGTCGACGAGCGCGGAAGCGTTGCGCGACATCCTGCCGCTCTGCCCCGAGAACGCACGTGTCCTCGCCTGGGTGAAGCACACCGTCACCGTCTCATGGGAACCCGTCATCGTTTGCCCGGCACGCAAGCCAGAAGGCGTCCGCGACTGGATCCAGGTCGAGCCCGACTCGTACCAGTGGCGCGAGAAGCCCGACAGCTACGTCATCGGCCAGAAGCCCGAGGCGTTCTGCATGTGGCTGTTCGAATGGCTCGGCGCCGTTGAGGACGACGAGCTCGACGACCTCTTCCCCGGATCCGGGAACGTCGGCAGGGCGTGGAAGAAGTGGCAGGCGCAGCCCGGATTGCTGATCGCTCGGTCGCGGTCCGCTGAGAAGCGCGCCGACCGCAGAGCGCTCGCCAAAGCCGATTTCCCATCACTGCTCGAGGAGGTGTCGTGAGTTCTTTCACGCCTGGATCCGGTCGTCCCGATGGTGGTGCCGCGACAACGCTCGCGCCGGGTCGCTGCGTCGAGCAGCGCTTGTTCTTCGATGCCGAGACAGGCGAGCGAGGCGACTGCCTGAAGTGCTGTCTCGCCACGCTGCTCGGTCTCGGCTACGACGACGTGCCCCACTTCGCCAGCATGGGTGACCGCTGGTGGATCGAGATGACCAACTGGCTCGCCTCGAAGGGATGGCGCATCGGTAATGCCTGGTTCAGCGTCAGCGACGACGACTCGGCGAAGCTCTCCGGCTACACGACCGGCCTCTGGCTTGCGGGCGTCACCTCTCGACGCACGCGGGCCGACGGATCGCACATCAGCCACATGGTCGTCATGCACGACGCCGAGATCGCTTGGGATCCTCACCCGGCTCGCGCTGACGGACATCTCGGCTTCGAGACGGGCGAGTTGCTGATCCCGGTTGACCCGGCGAGGTTCGTCTACGTCCCCGGCGTGGGGTGGGGCGAGTGAAGCCCTACTCGTTCCTCTGGCGGCTGCGCGAGTGCCCGAAGGACTACCGCTACGGCGGCTTCCGGGCTGCGCTTCGCTGGATCTTCAAGGGGGAGGCAGCCGATGAGTTCGATTGACCGCGAAGCACGCTCTGCCGCGCACGATCCTTTCGCGGGGAGCTTCGTCTGCCCGTCCTGCGGAGCGCACGTTGCTTACGAGGGCGGCTTCCCCGAAGACTGCATCAAGTGCGGTGCGAGCACGGCTGAGGAACTGACGCCCGCGTTCTCAGACCCGTGGCCGGAGGTTGGAACGTGACTGCCGCTCAGACGCTCGAATCGGCTTACCCCGAGTACCGCTCCACGCCGGCCGAACTGCTCGGCCGCGAGGGCATGGTGACGGTATGGGATGACGAGGGCCGGTACGTCGGCTGCATGGGCGTCGAACTGTGGCGTCACCTACTGACCACGGGGGCGACATGACTGCCGCTACTGCGCCGCCGCGCCAGGAGCCGCGCGAGTATCGCTGCGAGTGCGGCTGCTCGATCCTCGGCGTGAGCTTCTACGCGCCCTTCAAGAACGATCCTGCCGAGTGGTTCATCGAGGTCTACAAGCTCCCTGGCGCTGGCGGCTGGCGCTGGCGGCTACGGAACGCGCTCAACCTGCTCCTCGGGCGCGAGGTCGTGATTGACGCCGTGAGCATGGACGAGCCGAAGGCGAGGGAGTTCGTGGAGTGGATGGCCCGCAACGTCCGCGAGGTCGGTGCTGAGCCGCTGCGTGTTCCCACGTCGAGCGAGCATGTTGACCTGACAGCGAGGCCGTCGTGAGCGGTCAGGATCGGTCTGCCGCTCATACGGCATCGCAGGGGCCGTACCTCATCATCGCGGCGTTCTGGCAGGAGGACGACAACACCGACGCCGTGGCCGAGGCCGTGAGGCAGGAGCGATTCCCGCGACCGCCCGGTTACTCAGCCGGTGCCGTCGTCGCGTTCCGGCGCGAGGTAGCCGACTCGCTCGGATTCCGGCGTGACCTGTCCCGCTTCGATCTAGCCGAACTGAATGCGAGGCCAGCGTGACCGGCCACGATCAGCCTGCCGCGACAGTCGATCTGCCGGTGGGCAGCGTCGTGATCGAGCGATACCAGCCCGACAAGGGCCGCGCCCAGTGGCTTGCAATGGTCGTGAACGGCAAGGGAGAGCTACAGCTTCGCGCCGTGTGCAAGACGCGGCATGAGGCGTTAGTGGAGGCTGACCGGCATGGCCGCTGACCGCTCTGCCGCGCAGACTCCTGCGTGGCTCGCTGATAATCCCGGTTGGCCGTGGGCGCTCTACGTCGGTGACAAGCTCGTCACGAGCTACGCGACGAAGCAAGAGGCCGAGAACGCGAAAGCCTGGTACGTCAGCACCTACGGAGCGCCGAAGGGCGAGCTAACCGTACGCGATCTCAACGAGGCGACAACATGACTGCCGCGCAGAGGTTCCGCAAGAAGCCGGTCGTGATCGAGGCTGTCCAGTGGACGGGCGACATGGCTGCGGTCGAGTCGCTTGTCGGCACGCAGCTTCCGACCTTCGGGCCTCCGGGCCAGAGCGGATCGCTTCGCATCGCCACGCTCGAAGGCGATCATGAGTGTCGCCTCGGCGACTGGATCGTCAAGGGCGTCCAGGGCGAGTTCTACCCGGTGAAGCCCGACATCTTCGAGGAGACGTATGAACCCGCCTGATCGTTCTGCCGCGATGACTCCGGTGGGCGAGCATCCCCTCGACAAGCTCGAACGTGAGCTTGCCGACGCGAGAGTGGAGATTGACTATTTCCGCGTACGGATGATGGTCGCCGTCTCGTTCCTCGACTCCGACACGCTCGACACGTTCCACGAGCACGTCGCCGAGATCGACGCGAAGCACCGGGAAGGCACCTATGGCCGCTAACGACCGCTCTGCCGCTATTGCGCGCGTCGAGGCGTTCGACAAGACCGATTGTACGAATGGTCCTGATGAACACGGTAACTGGCCGTGCGACCCGAAGGTGCTGTTCGGCGGTTACGAGGCCGAGTGTCAGACGTGCGGCCGTGTCGCCGCGTGGCCGAAGGAGGCGAGCTAGATGGGCTCTAGTTGGGGCAAGCACGACAAGTCTGCCGCGTACCGGCGTCGTCCGTGGTGGCGGCGCTACACGATCCAGAACTACCGGGTCTGGAGGCTCGCGTACAGGCTCGGGCTGACGAAGGAGCCGTGGTAAGCGGGCCTATAGCGATGCCTCATGCGTCCACGATGGAGTCGATGGGCCGCTGCGTGTTCTGTGGCCTGTCCGCGAATGATCCCGGCCCGTGCGAGAAGCGACCGCGCCCCGGCGAGTCTGCCGCTACTACCGAGTTCGTGGTCGAACTCATGGTCGTGGTCGATGCCCCTACGCACGCCGATGCTGAACGCTACGGCGAGCAGCTTGCGGGCGTCATCCGCCAGAAAGCATCCGAGCGCGTCAAGAACGTGCTCGTGACCGACGTGAGAGGGGAGGACGAGTGAGCGATTCTGCCGCTTGCACCTGTCGCAACCCCGGCGTGCTCGGCCACGAGACGAGTTGCCCCGACTACCCGTACCGCACTAAGCCTGTCTGTCCGAACTGTCACGGCACCGGCCTAACCCGGTTCGGCGTCTGCACCTACTGCAAAGGCAGCGGCCGCGGATGACCAACCGCGGCATCCACCGCGAACGCCAAGTCCGCGACACCCTCGAAGACGACGACTGGGTCGTCATCCGCGCAGCAGGCAGCCTCGGCTTCTGCGACCTCATCGCACTGAAAGACGGACACTTCAGCCGATTCATCGAAGTCAAAGCCACCCATCGCGGCCCCTACCACGGCTTCCCACCAGCCAAACGCGCCGACCTCAAAGCAGTCGCCACACGCGCTGGCGCCCTCGCACAGCTCGCCTGGTGGCCACCCAGAGGAAAACTCCACTGGGTCGACTCGAGCGAATGGCCTGCATGAACCACCTCCTAGACGACTGGGACGACGCCCGGCGCCGAGCCCACTACCCACACCCTGACCGGATCCTCGTCGCCATGCGACTCGCACGGGACCTCGACACTTGTGTCGCACTTCTCCAAGGTGAACCAGTCGACCCAGACCGGCTACACGCAAACGAAGTCGAACAGGCGAAACAACGCGAGCTCGTCCGGTTGGACTTCCACGCCATCGACCTCCTTGACGCCGCATGATCGATGTCAACGAATGGCGCCCGGTGCTACTGACGGATCCAGGCCGCATATCACTACTGCCGCGCTGGTGTCACAAGGCATTCGCTCACGCAATCGGGTTCTTCTGGCTGCCATGTCCGGTCTGCGGCGAGATGTTCGGCGGCCACGAATGGCGCGACCCGTCAATCCAGTGTGATCCGGTCACGAAGAAGGGTTGCTGTCCGCGTCATCGCTTGGTGGTTTGGTGGCGATGACCGACCTGTTCCCGCTCGAGCAGCTCGACCACGTCGACTCATGGCAACCGATCAACCTCAACACGCTCCCAGACAAACCACCAATCGAACCCACACTCGGCAACACCGGCCTCCTCTACCCCGGCAAACGCCACGTCTTCAGCGGACCACCCGAATCAGCGAAAACACTCGCCGCCTATGCAGTCCTGATTGTTGTTGCCCAACACGCACGCGCTGTCCTGATCGACTTCGAAATGGGCGCACGCGACGCGAAAAAGCGACTCCAAGAACTTGGGGCTGACGATCACACGCTCAGCCAGATCGGTTATCTCGAGCCCGACGAACCGGCCACACCAGCACGCCTAGCCGGCCTAGTCGAGTTCGGACCTGACCTAGTCGTCATCGATGCCGCCGCCGGCGCATACCAGGTCGAAGGCTACGACGACAACAAACGCAGCGACGTCGAGAAATTCAGCCGTCTCTATGTAGGTGCGTTCTGGCTCGCCGGCATCGCGACCATCGTCATCGACCACGTCACCAAGAACATCGAAGGACGCGGCAAATTCGTCATCGGCAGCGAACGCAAACTTGGATCCTCAGACGTTCATCTGGGCTTCGACACGATCCAGCCGATCAGCCGCGGCACATCCGGCCGTTACAAGATCACCACGCACAAGGATCGCGGTGGTTGCCTCAAACGCGGTCACCTTGCCGACCTGGAGCTCGACTCGGACCCTGCCACACACCGGATCAGCTGGGCGTTCACGGAACCCCAGGCCACCACATCCAACGCAGGCTACTTCCGCCCCACACGCCTAATGGAGAAGGTCTCGATCGACCTCGAAAACCGCGTCGAACCGCCAAGCCGCAACCGCGTCTACGAAGCACTCGGCGGCACCAAGGACTACATCCTCAAGGCGATCGACGCACTCCTACGCGAAGGATTCATCACCGAGACGCCAGGCCCGAACCGCTCGAAACTGCTCGAGTCAGTCCGGCCGTACCGCGAAAACGAGCCTGTGGATAACCCCGAATCAGACACCACCAGTTCAGTGGTTCGGGAGTTGTTCGGCAGTGGTTCGATGAACAACAAGAGTAGTAGTGGTTCAGGTGGTTCGCGTACCGGAGGTACGCACACCACCGACCACACGATGACAGACCATCAAAAACCAAGCCAGTGGTTCGAGGAACTCGCAGCCCCATTCGATCCAACCTGGGCCGACGAAATGAGACCCGATGACGAAACCTAAACCTCCGCTTCCACCCGAACCCGTCTGGTACCTCCGCTCCCTATCAACACCCGCCTATCTCCAATCACAGCACTGGATGCACGTCCGCCGAGTCTTCCGCGAAACAACCGATGACATCTGCCAGCTATGCGGACTATCCGCCGCCGAAGACGGAGACTGGATCAAGTTCCAGGTTCACCACAGCACCTACGCACGTCTCGGATACGAACACCGAGAAGACCTCTGCCTGCTCTGCGCGCCCTGTCATCACCTCGTCCACTATCCCGACAGCCGGCAAGCGCAACACTGGCTCGAGGTACGGCACTTCGCAGAGCCCAACCTTGCCGCAAAAGCCGCCGAGCTCAACCCCTTCCGACTTCACACCGCACGGGAGAAGTCAGCCTGACGACAAGACCGTCCACCCGTCGCACTACCTTCAAAGCATCCTGCTCCAACACAAACTCACCCTCCACGACATCCGCGACGTCGAAGCCTTCGCCGAACACGCCGTCCAACACAGCGGCCTCACCGAATTCGGCTACCTCGACCGCGAAGACCTCATCGCCGACTGCATCACCTACATCTGGGAACTCAGCCAAAACGGCAACTACAACCCGGCCCTCGGAACCTTCAGCCACACAGCCGGCGCCCGCCTCAACCACTTCATCGTCGACTGGAAACGCAGCAACTACCGAACACGCTGGGTCTTCAAAGACCGGATCCACGAACGGACACCACCCACCTTCACCACCCTCGACGATCGACCCGAACACCCTGACAACACTGGGCCTCTGGACGTTGCAGGAGATCAGCTTCAGGATCTACTTGGGCTTCAGCGAACGCGAGATCGCAGTCATCCTCAATCTCCCGCTGCGCACGATCCGCCTCAGGCAAGACCAACTGCGTAGCGAACTCACCGAGCGCTAGCCGAAGAACAACCACATGGTTCGCTTCTGCCTGCACTGCAACACCCATCATCAAGGCCGCTGCCCTAACGCCAACCGAAGACGAGGCAGCAGCACCGCTCGAGGCTACGACTCCAGATGGGCCAAGCGCAGCGCCAACCTGATCGCACGCTCACCACACTGCGCCCACTGCGGTAGTACCAACGACCTCACACTCGACCACATCATTCCACTCAACAAAGGCGGCACCAACGCAACACACAACCTCCAAGTTCTCTGCCGCAGTTGCAACTCCAGCAAACGAGACAAGACACACCACCGGGGGTGGGATCGTCGTGAAGGAGGTCTCTCCAAAGACCCATCGCCAGCCATTCGGGAGAAACACCACGACCGCGAGGTATGGGTCGGATGAGACCTCGGGTTTGCGAAGTCTGCGCCAAGAGTTACCGGCCGACGTATTCCAAGCAGCGAACTTGCGGCAGGGTCTGCGGTCAAGTCATTCGGCGTAAGAGGACGCGCATGGTTTGGCCAACCTGCAAAATCTCCTACACCGACTGTGGATGGTGCAAGGAGGTGTTCGTTAGTCGCCGGGGTGCCAAGTATTGCTCCAAAGCATGTGCGACCAGAAGCTGGCATGAACAGACGGCTAGGGGCCATAAAGCCAAGCGGGATCGTTCGCGGGTCTGGGTTGCCGGACCGTGCGCCGAATGTGGCGAGGAGTTCGTTGGCGACTACAGGACCGAGGTCAAATTCTGTTCCTGGGCCTGCTGGAAACGATCGGCGCGGCGTCGCGACAAGCAGAATCGCAGCAAGCGCATCCGTTCCGAAGAGACGCGGGATCAGATCGGTCTTACGACTCTTGCAAAGCGTGATGGGTGGAGATGTCACGTCTGCCGACGCGACGTGTCTCGCAAGACCTGGAGCATGGATCATCTCGTTCCCCTCAGTGCTGGTGGTTCACATACCTGGGAGAACGTCGCGCTCGCTCACAAGCTCTGCAATTCAAAACGAGGAACAAGCGGTGCCGCCCAACTCCGCCTGGTCGGATGAAGCCTTTCACGCTCGATCATTTCAGAAGCTGGGCCGCCGGCCTCGTCCTGGACAGTGGAGATCCGTGGGAGCTCGAGCCGTTCCAGGAGCAGTTCGTCGAGGACGTTTTCACCGGCAAGCCTGCTTGTTGGCTGGTGATTCCGCAGGGCAACGGCAAGACGACACTTGTCGCTGGTCTGGCGCTTTACAAGCTTGAGTTCACGGAGTTCGGTCACATCCCTGTCGCTGCTGCTTCACGCGACCAGGCCGGATTGATCTATGGGCAGGCTGCCGGCTTCGTTGTCCGTTCTGAGCTTGAGAGCAAGTTCCGCTGTCTCGAGGGTTATCGTCGCATCCTTTGCCCGTCGATGCATTCGCGGATTCAGGTGATGGCCGCCGACGCGAACACGGGCGACGGGATCATCCCTACCGACTGCATCATCGACGAGCTGCACCGGCACAAATCATTGGAGCTTTACCGGACTTGGCGCGGCAAGTTGAAGAAACGGAACGCGCAGATCATCGTCATCTCTACTGCGGGTGAGCCGGGTGGCGAGTTCGAGCAGCAGAGGGACCGGATGCGTCAGATGGCACAGGAGGTGGAACGTGAAGAGGTCTTCACCAGGGCCGTCGGTGACGCCTTCGTACTTCACGACTGGAGCGTCCCCGAAGATGGAGATTCGGACGACCTTGGACTTGTCGCCCGAGCAAACCCGCTCTCTAGTGTCACGGTGGCGACGCTCCGTGACGAGCGGGAGTCACCCGACTGGAACCTCCAGCACTGGCGCCGGCTGACCTGCAACCTGCCAACTCGTTCCGACATGGCGGCGATCACCGAGGCGGAATGGTTCGAGGCTGAGGTGGAGCGCGACATCCCCGCGGGGACCGAGGTTGAGGTCGGAATCGACCTGGGTTGGAAGAACGACACGACGGCGATCCAGCCTCTCTGGATCAGGAGCGACGACTATCGGCTGCTCGGCAAGGGCCGTGTGATCGTCCCTCCCCGGAACGGCAACTCGACGCACCCCGACGAGATCAAGCGGGCGATCCTTGAGCTGAATACGCGGACGCCGATCAAGCGGGTGGTCATGGATACCTCGAATGGGATGGACATCGCCGCCTGGATCGAGGACGAACTTGGCTGTGAGGTTTCAGACCACAGCCAGTCGAACGCCTTCCACTGCGCCGACTACAAGACGTTCATGGAGGCTCTGCGTCAAGGGTGGTTGAAGCACACTCGCGATGAGAACCTGACTCGTCACGCCCTGAACGCGATCGCTCGTCCTGCGACCTATGGGGATCTTCGTTTTGACCGGCCGCACCGCTCGAGGGAGAGTCGCCATAAGCAGGACGTGAGGGTGATCGACGCTCTGACGGCTGCCGCGATGGTGCACACCGAGGCTGCGTCTGAGTTGGCGTTCGCGAACGTCCCGTTGGCGGCGCTGGCATGAGCGAGAAGCTGCTGATCATGGTGGTCGCCGCCCGGTTGACGCCATTGCAGACGGACGTCCTGCTCGACACGGTGCTACTGGAGCGTGGGACTAGCGCGTTGGCGCCGGAGTATGGAGTGTCGACGGCGGCGGTTTCCAGGACGTTGATTCGAGCACGCGACAAGATGCGATCACAGGTCGACACGGCGGTGGCCGCATGAATCTGCTGCCGTGGCGTCGCGGGCCGGAGTACGTCGACGACCTCCATGAGCGCGCCTTCCCGACCATGTCGGTGAGCGAGTACCTGAACCAGACCCAGTTCCTGTACGGCGGTGTCAGCGCCCAACTCGTCCCGTCGCAGACGATGCCGCCGAACAAGCCCGAGTCGGTCGATCCGAGCTTCGCCGGTTACATCCGCGGCGTCTACAAGAACAACGGGCCGATCTACACCTGCATGGCGGTCAGGATGCGGCTGTTCTCGGAGGCCAGGTTCCAGTTCACCCAAATGTCCGGCGGCCGCCGGGGCAAGTTGTTCGGGACGCCCGCGCTCGGGCCGCTCGAAGTTCCCTGGCCTGGCGGCACGACCGGCGATCTGCTCGCCCGAATGATCCAGCAGGCGGACCTGGCCGGCAACAGTTTCGTGATCAACCGCGGCGACCGGTTGCAGATCCTCAGGCCGGACTGGGTCGACATCGTGCTCGCCCTGAACGAGAGCAACCCGCTACGGAAACTTGACAAACTCGGGTACGCCTACTGGCCCAACGGACGGAGCTCCGGCCAGGATCCGATCGTCTTCGCTCCTGACGAGGTGGCGCACTTCGCCCCGAACCCGGACCCAGAGGGCATCTACGCGGGGTTCTCGTGGTTGACCCCGGTGATTCAGGAAGTGATGGCGGACGGGGCCGCGACCACCCATAAGGAACGGTTCTTCAACAACGCGGCCACCCCGAACATGGTCGTGAAAGTTCCCGAGGGTGTCCGCGAGGAGGCGTTCAAGTCTCTGATCGCGACGTTCAAGGCGAAGCATGAGGGGATCGACAACGCCTACAAGACGCTGTTCCTCACCTCCGGCGCGGACGCGACTGTAGTCGGCGCGAACTTCCAACAGCTCGAGTTCAAGGTCACACAAGGCGCTGGCGAGACACGGATCGCCGCTGCCGCCGAAGTGCCCCCCGTCATCGCAGGCTTCTCCGAAGGGTTGGCGTCGGCGACGTACTCGAACTACCAGTTGGCGATGCGGCGGTTCGTTGACCTGACCATGCGGCCGCTGTGGCGGAACGTCGCCGGTTCGTTGGCGACGATCATCGACGTCCCAGCCAACGCTGATCTCTGGTACGACGACCGCGACATCCCGGCCCTGCACGAGAACGCGCGGGATGAGGCGGAGATCGACCAGATCCGGGCGGCGACGATCCATTCGCTGATCACCGCCGGCTTCGAGCCGGACGCGGTCGTGGCGACCGTCAACCCGGAGTGGAGCGAGCTTTCGCATACGGGGATGCTGTCGGTGCAGTTGACGCCGATCGGTGCGGTCGGGGAGGGCAAGGGTTCACTTGTCGGCGGCGCTGTGGCACCGGCCGAACCGGCGCCTGTGAGTTCGAACGGCGACTCCGCAAATCCGTAGCCGAAGAACAAGACCATGAGCGAGAACGGAAAGGCGAAGCCCGAGTTTCGTGCGCTGCCTCACGGCTATGAGCTTCGATCAGAGGACGAGGGGATGCCGACGCTGACCGGCTCCTTGGCGGTCTTGAACGAGTGGACGGAGATCGACTCGCGTTCCGAGGGTCATTTCATGGAGCAGTTGGCTCCGGGTTCGTTCGACAAGACGATCAGCGAAAACCGCGACAAGATGCGCGTCCTTTTCCAGCATGGCTCCGACCCGCAGATCGGTGACAAGCCGCTCGGGTCAATCGAGTCGTTGCAGGCGAGCGAGCGCAGCATCGACTACGAGGTGCCGCTGCTCGACACGACCTACAACCGCGACCTCTTGCCGGGTCTCGAGGCGGGCCTGTACGGGTCTTCCTTCCGTTTCGAGGTCTTGCGGCAGAACTGGGATCGCAAAGCCGAACGCTCCGACCACAACCCGCAAGGGTTGCCAGAGCGGACGGTCAAGGAGGTGCGGATGGTCGAATTCGGCCCCGTCACCTTCCCGGCCTATGCGGGCGCGACGGCGGGGATCCGTTCGGTGACCGACCGGATGCTGGCCGAACGGATCGACACGGAAGACCTCGACTGTCTGGCGCAGATGATCGTGCTAGCTGCCGGCTACATCGAGGAACAGGACGAACCTGGGGACCAGGCGAATGTGCCGCGGATGGAGGCGGTCATTCAGACGCTCCATGAGCTTCAGGCTTATGAGATTTCGGAGGACGAACCTCCGGAGGACGAAGAGGCATCGGCCAAACAGAGGGCGACCGAGGCTTTGATCGACGCCGGCTTCGAGCCGGTACGCACACCTCCAAGAGATCGCGCCGGGACATCCCACCCGATCCGCGGACGCCGCGCGGAAGTAGCCGTCCCTCTCTACACAGGCACGAAGGAGGTGGAACCACGATGGCGGCTCAAATGACCATCGACCAGATCGATGAGCGGGTGGGAGAGATCAACACTCGACGCGGAGAGCTCGACAAGGAGTACGAGGGGCAGGCGTTCCCGGAAGAGGCGCGCGAGGAGTGGAACAAGCTTCTCGAGGAGCGCGACGAGGTTCTTCTGCCGCTCAAGAAGGAGTTGGAGGTCCGCAACGAGGAGATCACGTCGACGGCGTCGAACGGCAACGGCTCAACCGAGTCCGGTGACGGTGCGACGTTCCAGATCCAGCGGGCAGGAACGGCGCGCGGCGACGACATCTTCGACCTGACCACCGTCAGGGCGACGTCCGATTCGCCGCTGGGGCAGCGCACGGAACTTCGTGACCGTGTCATGCGGTTCGCGGAGAAGGCGCACTTCCCCCATCCGAACATCGACTCCCGCAAGAAGGGGATGCCGACCCGCGAGGACGTGCAGACGCACATCGAGCGGCTGATCGAGACGACCCACGAGGTCGTCCCCGGCCAGACCGCCCGTTACCTCCTCGAGTTCGGCAACCCGCTCTACCGGCGGGCGTTCGGTAAGGCGGTCTGCAACAACCCGCTGACCAGCGAGGAGCAGCGTGCCCTCGCGTTGAGCGGCACCGGCGGATTCCCCGTCCCGGTGACCCTCGACCCGACGATCATCCCAACGTCGAACTCGGTGGTGAACCCGGCCCGCGCGATCAGCAGGGTCGTGTCGATCACCGGGTCGAACACCTGGAACGGTGTCACGTCGCCGGCGATCACCGCAGCCCGCGTCCTCGAGGCCGGGGCGGCAACCGACAACGCACAGACGCTCGTCCAGCCGACCGCGACCGTGACCAAGGCGCACTGTTTCGTGCCGTTTTCGGTCGAGGTGGCGGAGGACTGGGTCAACCTCGAGACGGAGTTCGCGAACCTGTTGCAGGACGCGAAGGACGACGAAGAGGGTGCAGCGTTCGTGACCGGCGTTGGCACGACCGTCAACCCGCAGGGGTTCACGGTAGGAGCGACGACGACGTTCGCCGCTTCGACGGGTCTGACGGTGACGGCCGCCAACGTGTACGGGATGGAGAACGCGCTGCCGCCACGGTTCAGGGCGCGCAGCTCGATCGTCGCGAACCGCGGCATCTACAACGTCATCCGTGCGATCGACACGGCCGGCGGTGCAGCGTTGTGGCTCTACATCTCGCAGGGTCTCGTCTCGCAGTCTCCGACTCCCGGCAACACCGGGGCGACGCTGATCGGGCGTCCCGCCTGGGAGGCGTCGGCGATGCAGGCGACCGTCGTGAACGCGACCAAGGTGATGGTGATCGGTGACTTCAACTACTTCCTGATCCTCGACCGGATCGGGATGAACATCCAGAGCATCCCCTTCCTGTTCGGTGCGTCGCAGGGGAACCTGCCGACCGGCCAGCAGGGGCTCTACGCCTGGTGGAGGAACACGTCGAAGGTGCTCTACGCCAACGCCTTCGTGGCGATGACGGGTACCACCTAGACCGAAGGAAGAGAGAGGGGGGTGGCCTCCCTGCCCCCCTCTCTTCCCCCGAGAGGAGAACCGATGGCACCGATTCAGAAGACGATCAAGAGCCCGGAAGCGCCACGGATGCCGGAGACGGTGCCGGTTCACGTTCCACCGGCCAGACTGCCGATCCCCGGTCCTGGCATGAGTCAGGGCGGCGGCGGCATGACTTCGTCTCCTTCCCCGGTCGACGGGTCGACGAAGAAGGTGCAGAAGGGCTGATGGCGCAGCAGCCGCCCGCAGTCCATCCGAAGAACGCGCCCACCGGCAAAGGCGTCCAGCCGAAGACGCCGGGGAACGCCTCAATGGGGAACTCGATGCACCGTCCGGTGACCGGCTACACGGACCAGCAGCAGCAGACGCAGGAACGCGAATGAGCGCCTACTCCTACGGCCCGTATCCTCCTGGGCAGCAGCAGCAGAAGCGGAACAAGGCGCTGTCCAAGGCGATCACTGGGGCGGCCACACACGGCGGGCTGATTCAGATCACCGCCACAGCTCACACCTTCCGCGACGAAGACCGCGTGACGATCACAGGTGTAGGCGGGACGGTTGAGGCGAACGCCGTCAACTGGCGTGTCGCGTTTATCGACGCCAACCATTTCGACCTCAAAGGGTCGACCTTCACCAACGTCTACACCTCCGGCGGGACCGCCACGAGGACACAGGGATAGGAGAGTCATGCCGCCGACTAAGAAGCCGGACATCTACATCGCCAACCAGGGCTTCGGCTTCATGCTCGATGGAGCGCCGATCAACGTTCAGAAGGGTGATCTGCTCGACCCGAACTCACCGGAGGGCAAGAAGGTTTTGAAGGGGCGGGAGAACTTCTTTGATCCCGCCGAGCCCGAGGACTACGTCAAGTTCGGGCCGAAGCGCAAGGTCGAGCCTGCGCTCGAGCAAGCCACCTCTGCGCCGGGGGAACAGCGTGACTGAACAGCTCGCCGTCGTCGGAGTGAAGGATGTGACGCTCGAGGCGGTCGTCTTGCGCGCGGTCTCTTGCGCAGCACACGACGCATACGACGCTGACTGCCCCGACTGTCTGACGGGCGAAGAGGCGCAGATGCGCGGCATCAAACAACCCGCCGAGCGCAAGGTTCTCGGCTTCTGGAAACGGAGGAGCGATGGCTGATGATCGGGCGGCTCTTCTGGCGAAGCTAGACGAGCTGAATCAGAAAGAGATGGGGGCGGAGCAGAAGCGCATCAAGGCGCGGTTACTTGCGATCCGTGCGAAGGCCTCGGAACTCGCGGTCGCGGAAGAGGAGACTTCTGGGCCGCTGATGGACGCCCTGAACCTTGCCGAAGAGGCGGCACAACTCGGAACTCGGCTCGCCGACTTGCAGGTGGAGGCGAAGTAGATGGCAACCGTCGTCGTCAACGCAGGCCGCGACATCATCACGAACCGGCTGAACAGTGCCGGCACGATCCCCCTCGATATCGGTTGGGGGACTGGCACCCAGACGACGGCGCTCGTCACGGATACGACGCTCGGCCCGACCACGGTGGAGAAGCTGGTTGATCTGTCGACGTCGGCGGGCACTGATCACACGGTTGGTGTCGTTACCCGCGTAACGACCACCGTCACCAACGACACCTTCCAGGTGGTCGGCACCCGCACCGCAACGGGCGCAGGCACCGTGACCGTCTCCGGACTGTTCGACGCGGCCTCGGGCGGAAACCTGTTCGCGAAAGGCGACTTCGCCGGGATCGCACTGTCGATCGGCGACTCGATCCAGTTCACGTGGAAGGCCGTCTTTGCCTAGATGCCGACCGCCTCTGACAACTTCAACCGGGCGAACGAGACTCCGCTAGCCGGTAACTGGACGTGCTTCATCAACACGTGGAACCTCGCCGGAAACATTTGCGTTGCGGCGAGTGGTGCGGTTGACGCCGATGCGGTCTACAACGCGATCACGCCCGCCAACGACCAGTTCTCGCAAGCGGATCTGACCGTCAGCGGCACGAACGGGTCCGACCAGGGAGTCGGGCTGCTGCTGCGAACCGACGGTGCGGCTTCCCCGACGCACTACCGCATCGTCGTCGACCATGCCGCAACGAACAATGTCGCCATCGACCGCTTCAACACCGGGACATTCGCGAGCCTGAAGACCGTCACGCAAGCATGGACGGACGGCGACACCTGGCGCGTCGAGGTCACCGGATTCATCATCACCATCAAGCGCAATGCCGCAACCGTCACGACCTTCGACGATTCGGCATCAGGGTCGAAGATCGCGTCAGGGAAAGTCGGCATTTGCTTCTCGTCCACCGAGACGTCGGCGTCGCTTGATAACTGGTCGGGCGGAGACCTGGTGGCGGCCGGCGCACACTCTTCATTCGCAGCAATCCCGTTCGTTTCCACAAGGAGGATGTAACCGTGGCCAGGCAATACCTGCAAGACGGTGGCCTGCTCACTGAGCCGGCGATCACCGACCCGCTCGCAGCGAACGTCACGACGACGATCGTGAACATCGTTTCGAACTCGCTCCGCTATTTCGTGATCCCCGCCTACGATCCCCGGCCTGGAAAGGTGTACGTCGCCGAGGCTGGCGGTCTGATCACGACCGGTGCGACGGGGGCGTTGACGATCAGCCCGTTCATCAGCACGACAAACGGCACGACCGGCACCAACCTCGGCGCATCAGTCGCCCAGACGGTCCCAGTGTCGTCGCTGTCCGGGCCGTGGTGGATGCGGTTCGTCCTGACGGTGTTGACGACGGGTGATCCGGGCGGCACCAACGCGACGATCAAAGGAACCGGCGTCTTCCAGTCCGGCGGCGTCGCGGCGACAGCGAACAGCGGCCTCGATCTGACGTTCGGCGGCACGTCGGCCGTCTTCGACCACTCAGTCAACCAGACATTGAACATCTGCAAGACGCTGAGCGTCGCCGGGTCGTGGACGACTCAGTGGTGCGTCTTCTATGCGATGAACTAGATGCCGCTGTTTCTTCCAGGCCCAGGCCCGAATATTCAGCAGACGCACTCCGGGTCGTCGGCTGCGATCTTGAACCTACAAGCACTGACAGCGGACGTGGTCGCGGTAACCGCGTCGCTGGTGAGGCAGACGAACAAGCTGACGACCGCGACCTCCGTTGTTCTGAGCTCGACTCTCGTCCGTCAGGTGAATTGGGTCCGGGCGGCGACGGCCGTCGTAGTGACTGCTTCGCTCGTCCGCCAGGTCAACAAACTGATGACGGCGACCACCGTTGTGGTGACGGCGTCGCTGCTCGCGATGAAGGTGATCCTGAAAGCCCTTACCGCGACGGCCGTGGCGGTCACGGCGACGCTCATCAAACAGGTGAACAAGCCCATAACGGCAACCACGGTCGTCGTTACCGCGAACCTCACCCGCCAGGTGGGCAAACTGATGACCGCCACGACCGTCGTCGTCACCGCGACCCTCTCAGCGATCCGCGTGTTCCTCAAAACGCTCACCGCGACGACGGTTGTGGTGACGGCATCCCTTGTACGACAGACTGGGAAGCCACTGACGGCCACCACAGTCGCAGCGACCGCCTCCCTGGTACGTCAGACCAACAAGGCGATGCGCGCCACCAATGTGGCAGTCACGGCCTCGCTCACCGCGATCCGCGTGTTCCTCAAGACGTTGACGACGACCAGTGTCGTCGTGACCGCATCGATGGTTCGCCAGACGGGCAAACCACTGACCGCGACGGTTGCCGTGACCTCGAGCATCGCGAAACGGATCGCCAAGACTCTGACCGCGACCGTCTCGGCCACGGCCAACCTCATCGCCATCGGTAGCGGGGCGATAATCGGACCATTCGCCGCCCGACTGGTGCTGGCCGACCTAGTCAACCAAGGGATCAGCCTCACGGACCTGTTCGCAGCCGCTGTAAGCGCCCAGGACGCCGCCGGGGCGACGGTGACTACCACGGACACCAGCGGGGCTCAGGTGAGCACAGTGGACAGCGCAGGAGTCTCCGTCGTGATCAGCGACCTGACTCCCTAGCCGAAGAACAAGACCAGTGGCGAAGATCACCCATTACGACGTAGGCGATATCTGGGTACCCCAGGCGACGTTCACCGTCGGCGGGGTCAACACCGACCCGACCAACCTGACCGTCCGCCAACAAGACGCGGCCGGTGTCGAATCGGTCCTGCTGAACAACGTGCTCGTCTCCACGCTGACCGGCGCATCGACTCCGGTAGCGAAGACCGCGACCGGGATCTTCAAACTCAACCCCGGCATCACACTCAGCGCGTCCGGCTACTGGTTCGTCAAGTTCGAAGGAACCGGTGCGGCGGCGGCGACAGAGCAGCAGCAGGCGATTGTCGACCCGGACGAGTTCAGCCTGGACGCCGGCGTCGCAACGTATGCGCTCGTCGGCCTCTCCGAAACGAAAGCCTGGTTGCGCCAACTGAACATCGACACCTCCGACGACCTCAGCCTCGTCAGGGTCATCAACGACATGTCTGCCCGGTTCGCAGAGGAAGCCGAGCGCGAGTTCAAGGTGTTCGGCACGAACCCGCTCGTCCGCACCTTCGACATCGACGAGCAGACAATCTGGGCGCGCGAACTCCGGGTGGGTGACCTGACCAGCTTCACCCAAGTCAGGATCCTCGACGAGCTCGGCAACCTGATCCAGACGCCAGCCCTCTCAGACGTGATCTCGCTGCCCCGTGTGCGTCGTACCTGGGACCCGATCACGACGCTCCGCTTCACGCAAAACGTGACCCGCTTCTGGTCGTCGTACTATCCGTACGTGGTCGAGGTGACCGGCAACTGGGGATTCCCGTCCGTGCCGGGAAACGTCCGACAGGCCGTCCTCGACGCTGTCGTCTCGACGATGGACAGAGACGTCGAGAACTACAAGGAGGATCTAGCGGCATCGGCGGCGGTGTCTGGTGCCGCGAAGGACGATTCGTTACCGGGTGCCGCGATGGACGTCGCGCTCTCCTACCGGGACGAGATGATCGGTTGAGACATGACGGCCTCACCGAAGAAGAAGGCGCTGTGATGGATCCCCTCTGCGACGCCGTCGACGCATTCGAAGGGCTCGAGCGGCAGCATCCCCAGGAGGCCGACGAGTTCTACGCCGCCATCCACCGTCTACAGGATCTGCTCTCGGTGCGCGCGATGCGGCGCCTCTACCCGGACGGCTGGGCAACGTTCCGCGATGGCTAAAGCCTGCCGCGTCCTCCGCTCCGCGAAAGCGCCACACGCGCCTCGTGCCGCCCATGTTGCGAAGCCGCTGAAGAAAGGCGGCGGTGCCGTCTCCGTCGCTAAGCCCGCCGCGGCATCGCACAAGAGCAAAGTCCATCACCGCAAACTCAAAAAGCATCATGTCAAGGCGAAAGGCCACGCACGGAAAGTCTGCGGTCTGGCGGCACCCGGTGGCTGATGGCTAAGGCAGCCAAAATGGAGATCCGCTACCAGTTCAAGCCGGTCAAAGAAGCCGCCTATGAGGCCGTCCAAGAAGCCCGCGAACTGTGGATGGAGACCGCCCAGACGACGGCGCAGTCGAAGGTCGACGACTTTGCAGCCACCCGCGGCTACAACCTCTCGATCGGTGTCGGCAAGGAAAGACTTGGCTTCCAGTCGGCACGCATCTTCGCGGCCGCGCACTCTGAGAAGTGGGGTGACGACCCCTGGTGGGTTCGCTTCTTCGAGTACGGGACGGTCGCGATTCCGGCGATGCCGTTCATGGGGCCGGCGGCCCGGAAGGCGAACAAGGTGTTCGTCGCCCGCATGGGTACTGAGCTCGAAGGGAAGATCCGCAGGAAGAGCGCCGGCCGCTGGAAGAAGGCGACACTGTGAGCACAGAAAACCAGCTTCTTCTAGAGAGGATCCGCAATCTGCGCGAACTGAGCAACATCCTGCGTAACGCTCTCATCACAGGACAGGGAAGCGAGGAGGCGATCGCTCAGGCTCGCGAGACGATCGGCATCGAGGGTGAGGTTTCAGCATGAGCACGATCCTTAACGAGGAGATCGCAACCCAAACCTGGTTGCAGGCGTACCTCGCAGCGGACGCCACACTCGGCGCCCTCGTCAACGGCGTCTGGATCCACAGCGTCCCCAAAACCCAACCGTTGCCCGTCGTGAAGATCGACCGCCAAGACGCCTCCGACCTCTACACTGTCGGCCTCTACCGCGTTTGGGACGACCTACTCTTCCTCGTCCGCGGCGCCGTTCATTGGGTCGGTTCAGGCCAGCAGGACTGGACGACCGTGCAACAGATAGCGGACCGGCTGGATGTCTTGTTGCATAAACACTCCGAAACTTCGACGACGGTCAGCGTCGACTGCTTCCGCGAATCAAGCTACATCGATGAGCAGCCCGTCGCTGACGGAAGCCTGATCCTGTACGCGGGCGGCATGTACAGGATTCGCGCCCACGCCCTCTAACCGCCGAGCCGGTTCCGTGTGAACTTCCAGTCGCACGCCTTAGCAAGAAGAAGGTCATGGGCTGGCGTGCTCTGCATCGCTTCCGCAATGAGATACGCGGTATTCGCGTAACGCCACCAGATGACACCCGCGCTGCGCGTGGTGATCGACTCGTCCGGCACGCCGAGCCGACGGGTGACAATCGTCGCCAGTGTCGGATTGGGGATGTTCCTGAACGGCCGGTTCTCAACGAACGCGGCAAACAGCTTCGTGTTCTCATGCGTCTGGCGGCACACCACGTTCGCCTTACTCGAACTCGAGCCGTGCACTCCGCCGCAGGCAGCGAGCATCAGCACTGAGACGGCGAGCAGGATGACGGCCGCAGTCTTCACCAGCGAGGCGATTCGAGGATCGCCCGTAATAGCTGAACGATTTCGGCGTTGACGGTGAGCCCCTTCTGCGCTGCCGAAGCCTGAAGCTGGACGTAGAGCTCACGCGGGAAACGGACCGTGCGGGTCACTTTCGACGTCATTGGTACCAGTATGACACCGAATCCGGGTAGTCGCGAATCGCTCTAGCCGAAGAACACTCCAAGCAAGCAGAGGAGCGCGCGAATGCCCGAAGTCTCAAGTCTCTTCAACGGAATCCAGATCGGCCCAGAAGTGACCCCAGGCACGGGTGTCGCGGCGACGAAACTCCTGAACTACCTGAGCCTCGCGCCAACCTTCTGGGCGGGCAACTTCAACACGATGACGCCGATCGGCCAGAAGGCCTCATCGGGTGTCGCACCCGGCATGGACTACACGTCGTGGGCTGTCAGCTCCGACGTCGGCAGCTACTCGGAGCTCATCTACCCGTTCTGCGGCCTGCTCTCGAACGTCACCCCGACCACGGTCGACACGAGCGCGAAGCTGTGGACGTTCATCCCGACCGGCCGCTCCGAAGACACCATCAAGACTTACACGGTCGAGACGGGGTCGGCGACCAGGGCGCAGAAGGCGTCCTATCTCCTCTTTACCGACCTCGAGCTGACGTTCAACCGCACGGACGGGGTGAAAGTCACGGGCGGGACGGCGCTCGGCCAGTCCATCCAGGACGGCATCTCGCTGACCGGCGCTCCGACCGCGATCGAGGATCAGCCGATCCTGCCGACCCACCTGAACGTCTATCTCAACGCAACATCAGGCGCGATCGGCACGACGAAACTCACTCGCGATTTCAACGCGGTCTGGCGGTACAACAACGCACGCAACGCCGTCTGGCCGATCAACTCGGCGAACACCAGCTACGTCTCCCACGTCGAGACGCTGCCGACCTGCCAGATGGAACTGACGGTCGAAGCCGACACGCAGGGGATGGGGCCGCTCGTCACCGCCCGCGCCGGCACCATCCAATACATCCGGCTCGAGGCCGTCTCGACGGTACTCGCTGGAGCCGCGACAGCGTTCTACTCGTTCCAGATCGACATGGCCGCCAAGATCACCGGCATCGCAGGGCCAACGGATAATGATGGAATTAAAGCTGTGACATACACATTCGATGCAATGTATGATCCCGCTTGGCTTTCGGGAACTTATTTGCGCATTCTTTACCAGAACAAGACCGCAGCTCTCTAGGTAATGGCACACGAAATTGAAATCGCATGGGCGGCTGGTCTTTTTGAGGGCGAAGGCTATATGTCGATGGTAAAGGCCAAGCCACGTAAAGATGGCTTGGTTCGCAAGAACATCATCGTGGGCCTGATTTCAACTGACCGGGACGTGTTGTTTCGATTCATGGCGATCGTCGGATTCGGGAATGTCCATGAACGTAAAAAGCAGGAGCCGCACCACAAGGACGCCTGGGTTTGGCAGTCAACCAAGCACGAAAGCTTCGTGAAGCTTCTGGAGATGTTCATGCCCTACCTCTGTGAACGTCGCCGCGATCGTGCGCTTGAGGTCCTGCACGAATACCAGCAGCAGCCGGTGCGACGGGTCAGCAAGACCCACTGTCCGCATGGCCATGAGTTCACGCCTAAGAACACGCTACTGATCAACGGGAAGTGGCGCCGGTGCCGCGAGTGCAACCGGCTTAGCCAGAAGGTCCAGCATGAACGAAGAAAGGCCGCAGCATGATCTGGCGAGCTCGAGGTGTGAACACGCGGCGGCGGATCGTCTACTTCCACACGGGAGACATACATGTCTGACGAGAAGAAGGAAGCGAAGGTCAAGTCAACCCCGGACACGGGTTGGCCGGAGCACAAGGTCAAGGTTGTGATGGAGCAGAAGCCTGTGATCGCACCGGACGGTCATGTCACGCTTTCGCAGGAGGACATCGATGCCAGAGCTTGACAGGGTCCTTGCTCCGAAGATTCTCTCGACGAGTGTCGACTTCGACGGCGAGACGTTGGAGTTTTCGTTTGACGCGAAGAAGGTGACGCCGCGCTGGTTCGGTGAACAACAGCGCCTGTTGGAGGAGCAGGATGTGAACGCGATCGCGAAGGCGATGGCGGAGATCCTGACCGGCTGGAACCTGACGATCGCTGAGGTGCCGGCGGAGATCAGTGTCGACACGCTTGCGCTGTTCCCGATTTCGCACTTGATGGCGATGATGGAAGCGACCGTTTCGTTGCCTTCGAGGGCTGAGGGGGAAGACTCACGCGAGCCGTCACCGGGTCCGTCCACGGACTCCACAGCTTCGCCGCCGACGCCCCAGAATGGGGCAGCTACTTCGGTCTCGCCAGCACCCTCGGAATCCCTGTCTGCGACGTAGAGGAGACGCCCTTGTTTTGGCTACGGGCGGCGTCGATGTATCAGGAGGCGGAAGCTGCCGCTCAGCGTGCGCGTGAGGCGCGGAGGAACTAGATGACGGTCGTTGCACGTCTCGAGGCGATCCTTTCCGCGAACACGGCTCAGTTCGAGAAGTCGATGGCTGAGTCCGAGACGCGGATGGGCAAGGTGGGCAAGGCCGCCGGTGTCGCCGGCCTCGCGCTCGCTGGTGGTCTCGCTATCGGATTGGAGAAGTCGGTCAAGTCGGCGATGAGCTTCCAATCGTCGATGGAGTTGATCCACACGCAGGCTGGTGTGGCGCAATCGTCGATCGAGGGACTGTCGAAGAGTGTGCTCGCGTTGGCTGGTCCGACAGCGACAGCGCCGGAGGAGCTGTCGAAGGGGCTCTATCACCTCTCATCGCAGGGGTTGCGTGGCGCGCAGGCGATGGACGCCCTCAAGATCGCAGCGGAAGGCGCGAAGGTCGGCCAGGCAAATCTCGAAGATGTAACGAACGCTCTCGGTGCCGTGATGGTGTCTGGGATCAAGGGCGCCAAGAATCTGAAGGGCGCGATGGGAGAGCTGAACGCGACTGTCGGCGCTGGCGATATGCGAATGCAGGATCTCGCTGATGCGATGGGAACAGGACTTGCGGCGTCGGCGACGGTGGCCCATGTATCGCTCGACCAGGTCAGCGCAGCACTCGCAGTTCTCGGTGACAACAACATCCGCGGCGCCAAAGCAGGCACTCTGCTCACCTCGACGATCCGGGTGTTGGGCCACCAGTCCGCTGCTGGTGTCGGTGCGCTTATTGATCTGGGTGTTAGTGCGAACACGCTTCAACAGAAGCTGTCCACTCAGGGACTTACCGGCGCGATCGACTACTTGAACGCCAGCATCGCCAAATCGCATAAACCGCTCTATGAGATCAACTCGGATCTGTCAGTGGCGTTCGGTGGCAAACAGGCCACAGGTATCAAAGTCCTACTTGACCAGACCGACCGTCTTCATACGAAACTCAGGGAGGTGCAGGATGGGGCAGGCTCGTTCGGGAATGCTTGGCAGAGCACGACTCAGACCACGGCTTTCCAGTTTGAGCAGATGAAGACGTCGATGGAGTCGGTTGGGGTTACGCTCGGCACGGCTGTATTGCCTTGGGTGACGAGGGTCGCGGATGAGCTTGCGAAGTTCACGACCTATCTCTCGAAGAACACGACTCAGGCGAAGCTTCTCGTGGTCGGCCTCGGCCTTCTCGCGGGCGCGTTGATGGCGGCGCGAGCGGCCCAGATCCTGCTCAATATTGCCACTGAGACGAACCCTTACATCCTTGCGATCTCGGCGGTCGTGGCCGCGGGGATTGCCATGTACGTCTTCCGCGACAAACTCATAGTCGTCTGGACTTGGATCAAGAACCACTGGCCGCTGCTCGCGGGGATTCTTCTCGGGCCGATCGCTTTCGCCGTCGCCGAGATTATCCAGCACCGCGACACACTCGTCCGCATCTTCACACAGTTGCCAGGGGACCTCGCCGACGCCTTCACGGCCGGATACAAGATCGTCAAGGGCGCGATCACCGGCCTGTTCGGAAAGGTGATCGACTGGGTCAAAGGCGCGCTCGGAATCTCGTCGCCATCCTCGGTGTTCCATGAGATCGGGGTGCAGTCGATCCAGGGATTCATCAACGGTGTCGGGTCGATGGCGGGCGTCCTCGAGCACGCCGTCGTCCACATGGCCGAGGGTGCGCTGTCGCACCTGAACCCGTTCAGGGGCGGCCATACGGCCCCGGCCCAGCATGTGAATGCTGACGCCGCCTCGAACAAGCAGTTCGCGCTCTCTCAGTTCGCCCGGTTCGGCTGGAGTGCGGGCCAGTTCCCGGCCCTCAACGCTCTCTGGAATCAGGAGTCAGGTTGGAGTCAGTACGCCAAGAACAAGTCGAGCGGCGCCTACGGGATTCCGCAGGCGCTGCCGCCGACGAAGATGCCGTATGCGGCGCAGGAGAAGGGTGGGAGCTCGCCCGTCGCGCAGATCCTGTGGGGGCTCAACTACATCAAGGGCCGTTACGGAAGCCCCGTCGCCGCTGAGGCGCACGAGTTGAGCGCCGGCTGGTATGACCGGGGTGGCTGGCTGCCGAAGGGTCTCTCGTTGGCCCTGAATACGACGGGTGCGCCGGAACGTGTGGGCGGTGGCGGGGATAGCCACTTCTATTTCCCCAACTACGTTGGCTCCAGACAAGACCTGATCTCGGCGATGAGGAACGCGGCGCAGCAGTTCCAGAGTCGAAACAATCGGCCGGCGTTCGGAGGATAAGTGCCGATCACCGTCCCATATGTCAAGCAAGTTTGGATCGACAACAACGGTGCGAACCCGGTCAGTGCTGCACGGATGGGTGTGCTCGAGGAGGGGATCCTTGATGTGTCGCAGGCGCCGGCGGTTCACGTCTTCCACAACGCTGCCCAGGCGACTACTAGCGGTGTCACGCTCGTGCTCGCTTTCAACAGCGAACGGTACGACCAGGCGGGCGGTGTTGCTTCGACGCAGCATGACACGGTCACGAACAACTCCCGCTTGACAGCTCTCTATGCGGGGATCTACATGATCGTCTGCAACGTGGAGTGGGCGGCTTCGGCGGCGAGTGACCGCACGTTGACTATCCGGTTGAACGCGGCCACGAACATCGCCGTCGACACAGCTACGCCGAATGCGAACACGTTCCGTCAACAGGTTGCGATCATTTACTCGTTGGCGGTGAACGATTTCGTAGAGGTGAACGCGACACAGACCACGGGTGGTGCCCTGAACATCAACTCGACCGGCAACTTCTCGCCGGAGTTCATGATGTCCAGGGTCGGCTAGATGGCCGCGACCACCGGCCCAGCCCTCAAAACGTCGACGTCGCAAGTGACGAGCACGGGCACGCTGACCGGGCAAGGTGTCGCGCCGATCGTGCGCGCCCGTTACTCGACCGATGATGTTTCCGATTCGACGCCGACCTGGATCGAGGTCGACAACAGTGACCTGCGCGCGTTCTCGACGTCACGTGGCCGTGATTCCGAGCAGAGCCAGTTCGACGCCGGCACCGCGTCGGTCACGCTCGACAACCGCGACCGCCAATTCGACCCGGTCCTCCACGCGACCATCAGGCCGCTGAACCGCTGGTGGCTGCTCGAGGAGTTCAGCGGTGAGGTGCAGGACCTGTTCAGGGGTTACGCGGAGAGTTATGGGAACCAGTGGCCGGGTGGCGGCTGGTCGGACGCCGAATGCGTCGTCACACTGGTGGATGAGTTCAAGATCGCGGCGCTCGACGCTCTACCAACGACCAACCCGCCACGCGCGACGTATGCCGACCTTGTTCTCTTCGACCAGCCGAACGGCTACTGGGCAATGAAAGACGACCCTGGGTCGCTTCAGCAGACGAGTATCCAGGACTCGCCTCCTGCGGTCGCTCCGAGTCCTGGCCCTCCGACGAGTGATCCCTGGATCGGGATAGGGCCGCCGCACGCCCGACCCTTCTAGATGGCCAACCTCACGGTCACAGGCAATGCGGCCATCGGCGCCGGCACCGGCGACGGGCCGATCGTCGGCGATCCTCCTGACCCGTGGCAGTACGTAACGCTTTTCACGGGTGGCACGGGAAGCATCCTGACGACGGGGATGCTCAACGCCAACGATCCAGGTGATTTCGGTGGCTTCACAGACCTCACGATTGAGTTCTGGTTCCGGGCGGCCGCGGCGGCGTCGGCGAAACGCAACTTCCTGACTGGCCCAGAGATCGCTGTCGGCAGTCGCCAATGGGGATTCGAGATCAACACGACCGGCACTCTCCGTTTCTACGTCCGCAACTCCGCCACTACCGCCATCCTGGTCACCAGCTCGACCGTTCTTCAGCCGGGAACGTGGTATCACGTCGCCGGTGTAGTCGATAGCTCCGCCAATCTTGTTCGCCTCTACATCAACGGTGTTCAGGACGTTTCGATCGCCTGGACGTCGCCGCCGGTTCGCATCTCCACTCTCAGCGCCACAGCCGGCGACATGTTCGTCGGTGATGCAGCCGCAAACATGCAGATGAGCTTCGCCGCCCTGGCGACATACACCCGGTTCATCGGAGCCACCCGAATCGCAGCCCACTACACCGCCGGCGCGTCTGGGGGTGTCCCCCAGGTACTGCCCGGTCACCGGATCGGAGACATCCTCGACATCTCCGCCTCCGTTCACGCCCCTCGCAGTCTCTATGCGGGTTCGCGGCTTGTGACCGGATCGTATTTCGTCGGCCAAGCACCAATTGACGAGCTTCGCAAGGCTGTCGCCGCCGACAACGTCGACGCGATGCTCTTCATCGGCGCGAGCGGCGAGTGGACATTCCTCGATGCCGCGAACCGAAGCAGCTCTCCTTACAACACTGTCCAAGCCATCTTCGGGGACGCGGGCGGCACCGAACTCCCCTATCTCGACCTGACCCTTGACGACTCCGACTCGTTCCTGTTCAACGAGTGGAACGTGACTCGTGAGCAGGGCGTGAAGTTCACGGGTGACCTGGGCGAAACGAAAACCGCTACGGACGCAACCTCGGTCT